GGTAATATCATCGTAGCTTCGCATTGTCCGTTAGCAGGTATCTGCTTCCAACGAACTGCAAAAGCTGACTGACTGTCAAAATACGCAGATCCCACACCATGAGTACACGGCACACCAAACATTTTCAATCGTCCATAATGCATTGATGTTCCGTTTAAACGCAAGGTCACTTCAAATGTTGGTCGGTACCCATAACATCCCTGAAGACGTTGCTTGACACTCGGAAATGTCAATAGCACATCAGGAAAGTTAATCTCCGCTAACATCGTCCCCCAAGTTTGGGTGGAAACCCACCCAAAATCAGCCACGGCATAGGGCCGACATAAGATTTCATCTAAATCAAAATTACGCATCGGTAATAATGACCTAGCAATCTTATCGTCGTCATATTCAGGATAAACATCATTATGAGATTTATCCAAGAACATCATACCCTTCGATGTTATTTCTTCGTCAGCAGTTTCCGTTACAGTTACCGGTGATTCATTTTCCAAACCATGTGCAGACCAGTCGCGGCCACGACTTCCAGGTCTAGCATATGGTAGTGTCTCTTTACGATTTGCTCGCCGTCTTATCTCAACGCGTTTCTGCTGTATTATTGATAAGATTTTCTCGAACATTTCGTCAAAGAGAGTTACTCCAAACCACATGAGTCGTCCTAATATAAAACCCATTATTGTAAATAATGTGTTCAATATTACGGAAGACTCATCTTTTTGTGTTTCCAGCCCATTGGACATCCAAATCTCTTCCTTTGGGATGCTTTCTGGAAACATATTCCAACGACACCAATTATATGTGAATAAGTCCGTCGATTTGATATCATAGCCATGACGTCCCAAATCGATAACCAAACCCACAAATAATTTTCGCATATCTTCAAACTCTTCCCGACCCCAATTTGACATCTCATACAAAGCAGAATTAAATCTGTTCATTTGATCAACCATATTGGTTTCGTCACCTTCACACCAACGTGGAATGTGCGTAATAACATCATACTGTAATGGTGCCACATATCTTTTCAGACTGTGATCCCACACAAATGATCGTTTCAAATACGAACACTCGGAGAGTTTGTAATGCATCACCGTCATACACCCCTTATCCGCAGGAGTGTATTCAACACCCAGTTCAGATAAAGCATCCTTGAAACTGAACATATTAAACAAATGTTTAATAGATTCAGCTACAACGATCCAATTATCATCACCGATGTATTTAGCCCGAATATGCTTCAGGAAGTCCACTAAACTACTACTAACTGTTTTAAGATAAACATATCTTGTGAAAAACATGTTTGCTAAAACGTTAATAAGAGTTGTCATGAACCATCCTGAAGGATTGCCTTGACGTATCAGAAAAACCGTTCTTCCGATTATGTGCTTCGAAAACATAGCACATAGAATCAAGGACAATCGCACACCGAAATAACGATCTTCGTAAAAAGCTGTTACAACAGTTGCCATCATTCGAC